GAAGATAGCACCAAAGCTGAAAAGGAAGCTGCGTATCAAGCTACACTTGACAGTGCTGCAGCTAAATCTGTTCGTGACCAACGCAATCGTTTGCTTGCTGAAACAGACTATTTGGCCTTGACAGACAACACACTTGATGATATAACAAAGGAGTATCGTCAAGCACTGCGAGACATTACATCTCATCCTAACTTTCCGCATCTCACTGATGCCGATTGGCCTGTTAAGCAATAAGGATTACATAGATGGCTGCACAGAATGAATCTTGGCATCTTAGCAAGAGTGTACCTATCTCCCTTATCGTTGCCCTGATCATTCAGGCTGCAGCTATCGTGTGGACTGTCAGTAACATGAGCAGCACGATTGATCGTAATGCTATGGATATCGTGAGGCTTGATGCTCGTACTGCAAGTCTTGAAAAGATCGTGCAGGATCAGGCTGTAGCTATGGCTCGCATTGATGAAAACATTAAAGCTATTCGGCAGTACGTCGAGCAGATGATTAAGCAGCAGCAATCGCAGTAAGGTATAATGTAATGGCAAACGGACTCGTCATTGAGCAAAACAAAGATGGTACTGCTACCATTAACTTTCCCGGTGGCGGGCAGCATACTGTTTCTGGCGGCAATAGTGTTAAAACTTTACAAGAAGCGTATGGTATTGATAAAATAGTGCAGTCAGATAAAACAGCCGATCAACAAAAAGCTCAACGCGATGCTACATATGGTCCTCAAGAGGCTGCGGCAAGTGCTGCATATGAAAACAATATAATTAAACAAAAAGAAGCCATTGATGACAGTGTAAATATTAATCTTAGTCAGAATGATTTGGCATACATTGACCAAAAACTTAACGAACAAGGCTATTCTACTGCAAACCAAACATCTAAAAAAATTATGTACAGCAATGTCATGCTTGGTCTTGGCATGGGATTGTCGCTAGAGCAAGCGTCAGACTTTTCTGCAGATGGTGGTTTTTACACCATGCTTAGAGAAGGCTATGCTGATCCTAACTGGACTAGTAGTACTCCTGACTATAACACAAAAGGCGGTAGGCTTCAGTATCTTCAACGTACACTGACCGAACTGACTCATGGTGTTGTTGGCTCCAATCAAGATACTCGTGATTGGAATAAGGTTATGACATCAGGTGATGCTTTGTCAGCATTGCGTGTAGCTACTGGTCAAATGTATGGAAACACTAAAGTACAAATGTATGCTGCTCCTGTGCTGGACGCAGAGGGTAAGCCTACTGGTGAATTTTATCCGCCAAATCCTACGCTTATGGCAGAAAATGGTACACCTTTAAGGGGCCTTGCTTACACAACAGGGGCAATGTATGACGCGCTAAAAAACTTTGGTGTCAAAGACTTTTCTTGGGCCAATCAACTGCGTAATACTTTTCAAAATACTACTAGTGCTGGAGCAGAAAAGCGCAGAAACGAAAGCTTTATTGAGGCGCTAAATACTATTGAGCCTTTGTACAAATGGAAAAATGAAAACCTTTGGAATGATACTTTTGCTACACTGTCTTCCCCTAAGATTAAGGCACCTGAAGCGCCAAAAGTTCCTCAACCTGTAACTGAGGCACCGTCTGTCACTCAGCCCAGTGACATGCAGAGGCAGTTTCAGCCTTCTTCCGTTCCTACTCAAACAACCCTTCCAACTGTTTCTCCGCAGTATCAGCCGCCTACTCCAGTAGCGCCGCCTACTGCTCCTGTAGGCCAACCATATAATTTGCTGCCTTCTGCACAATATAATGTTTCTCCTATGGCACCTATTAGCGGCGGCTTTGGTATTCCAACACGAACAGCGGGTCTAGGGTCTGTGCCTCAAAGTGTAACTGTTAATCCTTCTTACACGGGAACACAAGGGAATGTGCCCGGATATCTGACGCAGCCGCAGCAGCAAGGGCAACAACAGCAGCAAGGCGTCCGCAATGTGATGTATCGTAATGCTCAAGGCGCTACGATGTATATCACGGAAGTAAATGGGCAGCCTATGACTGCTGTTCCTGCAGGCTACACTAAGGTTCAAGGTCAGGCCGAAGGCGGCATGACTAAGCAGCAGCCTTCCAGCCCCTTCACGCCTCAACAAAAGTTTCAGCTTCTGCAGCGCATGGGCTATCGTGGCCCTGCTTCTGAAGCACAGATGCAACAATTCATTGAAGCCAATCCTGCTACGGCTGCACGTTTTGGTAAGCTGAGCCGTGCTGCTACGAAGCGTACTGGCATGGCTAAAGGCGGCATGGTTGGCGGCTATCAGACGGGCGGCGCTGTGGAGCAACTGCAGCCGCAACTTCAGGCTATGCAGATGACAGGAGCGCAGCAGCCTACTGTTGCCCCTGTTACCATGATCCAGCCTGAGGCTGCACAATTTATTCCCTCTGATGCTGGAATGACTGTTCCTCAAGCACCTTTCGCTGAGGCTGCCACCATGCAGCAGGTAGAGCAGTCTATGATGCCTGTGATGACGCCTGCTACACTGATGCAAGCTGCAACTGCTGCTCCTGCTGTAACTGAGGCTATGGCGGGTGTTGCCCCTGCTGCAGGAGAGGTATCACAGCAGGCTCAAGTGCAAGCTGCACAACAGGCTGAAACATCTGTGTCTCAGCTTCAGGCCGCACAAGGCCAAGCCTACATGATGAATAATCCTGTTCAGCGGCAAATTCAATCAGGTGAATTGATCACGGGTGCTGCTGATGCTGCAAAGGCCGCACAATTCGTAGAACAGATTCAGGCTGCAGAAGCTACTCCCACTAAGCAGGCTACTGTGCAGGGTCAACTTGAGACACTGATGCAGCAGTTTGAAGGTGGTGCAACTCCTGCTTGGGCTGCGGGTGCCATGCGTAATGCTATGGCTACACTGTCTGCTCGTGGTCTTGGTGCATCCTCTCTTGCAGGACAGGCTGTCGTTCAGGCTGCTATGGAGTCTGCGCTTCCTATTGCACAGATTGATGCACAAACTCGTGCTTCCTTTGAGTCGCAGAACCTAAGCAACAGACAACAGGTTGCCATGTTTGCTGCACAACAACGTGCTGCATTCATGCAGATGGAGTTTGATCAGTCTTTCCAATCTCGTGTTCAGAACGCTGCCCGCATTGCTGACGTAGCCAATATGAACTTCACTGCTGAGCAGCAGGTTGCCCTTGAGAATAGCCGTGCTGCCAACACGATGAACCTTGCCAATCTCAACAACAGGCAAGCGATGGTTATGGCTGAGGCTGCAGCCCTGTCTAACCTTGATATGGCTAATCTCAACAATCGTCAACAGGCTGCTGTGCAGAATGCTCAGAACTTCCTGCAGATGGATATGGCTAATCTTGGCAATGAGCAGCAGACTGCGCTGTTCCGTGCTCAACAGGTTGCTCAAGCCTTGTTTACTGATCAGGCTGCAGAGAATGCTTCTCGACAGTTCAATGCTACGAGTGAGAACCAGACTACTCAATTCTTTGCATCGCTGTCTTCACAAGTGTCGCAGTTCAATGCTGCACAGCGTAATGCCATTGATCAGTACAACATTGATCAAGTCAATAGCATCCGTAGGTTCAACTCTGAGATACAGCAGCAGCGTGATCTGTTCAACGCACAGAATGGTCTTGTGATTGCACAGGCTAACGCTCAATGGCGGCAGAACCTAACGACGCTCAATACTGCAGCACAGAATGAGGCTAACAGGCAGTTTGCTCAAGTTCTTAACAATATGTCGCAGACTACGCTTGACCAGATTTGGCAGCGTGAGAGGGACATTATGGCGTTCTCGTTCCAGCAAGCAGAAAACGCTGCAGAACGCGCGGCCAATGTCGCTTTGGCTAAGCTGACCGCTGAAGAACAGGCTAAGCTACAAGATAACATTGGTCAAGGTAAGTTGATGGCTACTATTGTAGATGGTATCGTCGGTGCGGCCGTTGGTAAGTGGGATTAATACAACATGTATGAGAATTTGTATAAACAGATGAGGACAGAGGCAGACAACATTCTTGCTGGCGTCCATGACACATCTCCTGAAGCCTCTTCTGCTAGGGCTGCCGCTTCTCGTGGTCTTGCTGCTCGTACTACAGCAAATGTAACACGTGCAATGGAGCAGACTGCACTTGATATGCTCGACAACCCTCTTCGTAATCCTGATACACTGAAGAAAAAGATTGCGGAATACATTGCTTCCATTGATGAAAACTATGACGTAGACGAGGAGCCTGAAGAAGTAGAAGAAGCGACCCCTCTGCGTCTGCCCAAAGGTGTAGAAGTGCCGCCGCCGCGTCCTTCGTTTAAGCCTAAGACATCAGAGATGGGCATCAGGATCATGCGTGATCTTATGAAAGACTACGGCATCAGTCAAGAATATGCTGCAGGCATTGTTGGCAACCTTGACTATGAGACAATGGGCTTCACAGAGTTTCAAGAGCTTAAGCCGCTAGTCAAAGGATCGCGTGGTGGATTTGGTATTGCTCAATGGACGGGTCCGCGTCGTGTAGCCTTTGAAAAGTTTGCTAAAGAGAAGGGCCTCGACCCCAGCAGCTATGAAGCAAACTACGGCTTCCTGAAGTTTGAGATTGATCAGACAAGGGAAGGCAACTTCTTGAAACGCTACGGCTCCGTAGATGATCCTGCAAAAGCTGCACGAATTTTCTCTCGCCTCTACTTGCGCCCGAGTGCTCGTCATGCTAACATTAAAG